GTGGAACTACAGGAAAAATGGCGAAACTAACTAAGAGGAATTTTATCGGCATAGAAATATCGCCAGAATACTTTAAAATCGCCGAAAGAAGAATAAACAATACAACAGAGAATTTACTTTAATCACAGAACTGATAGGAGATTTGAGATGAAGAAAGAAATGTGTCCAATAAAAATTAAGGATTTAAAAGCACTTGCCATAAAACACGATATGCAAGCAATAGTCCTATTAACTGTTGAAAGAAATGGAACTGTTTCAGTTGTAACTTATGGTGAGAATGTAGAAAAATGCAAAGCTATAGGAGATTGGGGACAAGGATTATGGAAACATTGTGTATCTTTAATTCCTTTTCAATCAGTTTTTGGTTGGGGGAATAATGGAGTTCCTATGATACTACCAGATGAGTGCAAAGATTGCCAATATCTTAATTTAAGTTGGGAAGAATGTTCTAAACTTACTTCTATTCTTTGTGGTGTATATGGAACTAACCCTTCCACCGAGCAGAAGGAACATTGTGGGTGTGGAGTAAATAGAAGAGAATCCCAAGTAAGAAAAGGTCATTGTGCTACTTGTGGCAAGTCAATTCCAGCGGAGAAGAAAGATTGACTTTTGAATAGTTTTAATTTACAATAAGCCTATGGCCCAAGAAGTAATTTGCCAAGTGGATCATGTCCAAGTGCGGATTCCTCGAAAGAGGTTAATCCGCCTTTTTTATGAGCGCCGGACCATAACAGAGAAAGAAAGCGCTTTTTTGTATCAGAAAAAGAAGGAATTTGAAGAAAAAATTGCAATTCTGCAACATAGCCTTTCTGTCGTCGAGGTAATCCGCCTTAGAACCTAATCAAACCCCTAACACAAACTTGCATAAGCTCCTAAAACCATTAAGCTTATAGTAGATATGCGTAAGTCAATCCCTGAGTTTAAAGCTAATGGCTATTTAGAGAAATCCTATCTTGATAAAGAAGGCGCGAAACATGCTACTTTTGAATTTAGCGTTAAGGACGCTTTAAAGCTTGCACAGCTTGAGTTAATGGGAAGAGATTTAGTTAATCATTCTCCGGTGTTGCTTGAGATTAGTATAAAAGCGGTTAAGCAAACATTTAGCAAAAATGAAGAAAAGAAAATACAGGTCGAAAGACGGCAATTTAAGGGGTAGGCAATTACGCATGGCGATTCTTTTTGCTGAAATGAAAAGCGCGCAAGAAGTTGCTGATGTTATTACCGAAGAATTTAATATTACAGAGAGCCGAGATAATTGTTACGCCTTTTCCAGAACCATTCGCGGTAAAAAACTTATAAAATTTATTCATAATAAATTTATCACTTCTTTAATGAAGATTCCTATTGCTAACAAAGCGGTGCGTCTTCAAAGGTATGAAAGAATTTATAAAGAATCAATGACAGAATCCCTAAAAAGCAGAACGCAGTTTGGGGATATCTACGAGTTGAAACTTGGTGCGGCTGCTGAGGCATTAGAAAAAGCCAGGGTTGAAATGGAAGGCGATAAGGGTGTTGTTTTAGATAATTCACAGCATACGCATTTTTATTTACCGGTTAAAGATAGCGCGCCGAATTTACTAAATAGAATCCATGACGGAATTAAAAGTTAAAGAAGAAGTTAATTGGCGTCCACAACCTAAGCAAGAGCAATTCTTAAGGCTTTGGTGTTATGAAGCTTTATTTGGTGGAACCAAAGGACCAGGAAAGACTGACGCTTTAATTGCAGAGGCTACAATGCAATTACCTAAGCCAGGATATCAAGCAATAATCTTCCGCAGAACACAACCAAAATTATCTGAAATAGTAGAACGATCCTTTAAGCATTTTCATGGCTCGAAGGCAGCCTGGAACGGAGAAAAACTCCGTTGGACATGGCCGAACAGAAACTTTATCGCCTTTGGTTACTGTAAGGACGAGAAGGATAAATACAATTACCAGGGACATGAATACGGATTTATAGGCTTCGATCAGTTGGAAGAATTTACTTTGAGCATGTATCTATTTTTATTAGCGCAGAACCGCTCTTCCGTTAAAGGGATAAATTGTTATACACGCTCAACCGCTAACCCTGGCAATATCGGGCATGCTTGGGTTAAGGATAGGTTTATTGATAGGCTTGACGGAATAGGAACGCCTAAATATTTTAAGCGTGTTAATGACGAGGATATCGAAACCACCTCTGAGGATCCAATGGGATTATCCAGGGCGTTTGTCTTTGCTTCCGTTGAAGACAATCCGGCTTTATTATCAAACGATCCGGATTACTTAAGGCGTCTTGATATGCTTCCGGAGATTGACAAAAAGGCTTTACGATATGGCGATTGGGATATTTTCTCCGGACAATTCTTTAAAGAGTTTGCCAGAAGGATTCATGTGATACCTTCGGTATCGGATTGGGGAGTGCCTAACAATAGATTCTTTGCTCTTGATTATGGATATGGCAAGCCGGCAAGCGTTGGTTGGTATGCAAGCTTTCCGGACGGAACGATTATCCGCTATAAAGAGCTTTATGTTGAAGGCTACACCTATGAAGATTTAGCGCACAAGATTGTTGAAATGAATGGCACCGAGCCGATAGCTTACGGCGTGGCGGATCCGGCAATATGGGGAGATAAGGCGCACCACTTCCAGAACGCTTACAAGCAAGACGATTTAGCAGCTAAGGGGCCGAGCGGTGGCGAAACTATGCAAGCTATCTTTGGAGATAAGCTTCCGTTACTCCGCGCGGATCATGCCAGGATTATTGGTTGGGGCAAGGTTAGAGAATATCTCAAGCCGTTTATAAATGAAGCCGGTAAGGAAACAGCGTTATTCCTTCTTACACAGAATTGCGTTAATGCTATCCGAACGATTCCAGGCGTAATACACGATCAAACAATTCCGGAAGACTTAGACACAAGCGGAGAGGATCACGCAGTTGACGAAATACGCTATGCCTTAATGAGCCGTCCGCCATTACCAAAACTACCTAAACCGGAGCAAACACCAAATCAGGAATTTTGGTCGAGAGTTAATAAAGATATAAAAATGCACTCAGCTAATTCTCAAGAAGGTAATACAAGATTGATTACTTCTGACGAGAATAGGGAGATTGTATGAGTTATTCTCCACGAACATTGAAATATAACCAAAGAGAAAGAGCTGTCCAAGAAGAAGCTATTAAGAATGGGTGGAAGGTTATTTATAAAGGCTGGCCTGATTTCTTATTTTATAAAAAAACTGATAAAAAAATAGAAGCTTTTTTTGTAGAAGTAAAAAGGAAACCCTATGGAACGCCAGGGCAAAAACAAGGATTTGATGTAATATTAAGCCCTGCCCAAAAAGAAGTTCACAGGATATTAACAGCCCTTGGTTTTAAAGTAAATGTTATTTATAAAGACTGATTTCTCGTCGCTGTTAGTTTGAGGTCAAATTGAGGTCAATTAGAGGTCAAGTTGAGGACACCCAAGGGGTTAAAGACAAAGACAAAGATAAGGATAAAGATATAAGAAAGGATATACAAGGGAAACATGAAAAAAGCAGCTGTTAAGATAGGAACAAAAGGGAAGGTTAAAAAAGAGGCGTTAGCCCAGAAGGAAGGATTAACTGTAACTGATAAACTTGAAATTAGGGTTACTGAATTAGAAGTCAAACTTATGGCTTTAGAGAAGTTTGTTGCGGAGATGTATGCAAATTCAAATAGGGTTATCAAACAGGACGAAACTTCTAAAGAAGAACCAGGAATTAGATACGGAAATTAAAGGGGGGAGCCATGCCGACTGTTGACAAGAGTATAGACACGCAAAAGATTATTGAAGGTGGATTAAAAGAAGAAGAGCATAAGAATGAGTATTTTTATAATCAAAAAAAGCGTGGTAAATTCGACGCGAGCAAGGGGACAGAAGCAGAACAATGGCAGGCTATTTTTGGTAAAAATCCAGCAGCATGGGATGAGGAAGCCTATAAGTTGAAAAAAGAAAAGCATGACGAGGAAATGAAAAATAAATTTGGAGATTAAATAACCATACGAGGTAAATAAATTATGGAAGAAACTAAGCCTATCCAAAAAGAAGAAGTGGAAGATAAAGATAACGCGGATTTAATCAAGAAATATATTGAGCAGAAGGATAAAATCCAAAGAGGCCGCGCTATCCAAGAAAGACAATGGTTAGTCAACCTTGCCTTCTTATTTGGCAAACAGCACTTTGTCGCTAAGAGTTCCACAGTATCAAATGATATGGAGAATCGTATTGTTTGGGCCTTGGAATCAGAAGAGCGCAAGAATAAAGTTAAGAAGACAGCTAATTATATCCTTCCGCTTTATCGCTCCTTGCTTGCTCGAATGTTGTTAATGAAAGCGCATACTTCCGTTGAACCGACAACCAATAGCGAAAAAGATAAATCAGCCGCGCGTGTGTCAAGCGAAGCTTTAGAAGATTTTTGGCAGATGTGTAATAAGCATAATCCGGTATTGAGCCAGGATTATGCCGGCATGATGTTAATTCTCTGTAAGATTTTCGGCTATGCCTTAGCAACCGGCAGAGGATATCTATATCCTTATCACAATAGCCGGACAGTTGCGAAGTATTACATGGCCGGAGAGCTTAACGAGGGAGCCGTTGGAGAAGTGGAATGTTATATCTTCCACCAATTTGATGTGTTTGAGGATCCGCTTAAGAAATTTAAAATTATCCAAAGGACGCTAACAGTTGAGGAAATTAAACAGCAATATGGCGTTGATGTTGTTGCCGAAGAGATATCTCTAAGCGATATTGAACAGCAATTAGTTAGCATGCTCGAAGGCAAGAGCGAAGAGAAAACTAAACTCGAAGGCGCATGCCGCGTATTTGAGCGTTGGCAGATTCCGGATAAAGATAATCCGCAAGGGAAGTATTGTATATTCACTACCAAGAAAATGATTTTAAATACGGATATCCCTTCGGAGTATAAAGGCAAGATACCGCTTTATGCAATCAATTATTTAGATTTATTATTTTCTCAATATCCGCAAGGAATGGTTGAGCAGTTGATTAGCTTACAGGAAGAATATAACTTTACCCTTACGCAGATTCACGCTTACAAGAAATGGCTTGTTGGAAAACTCAAGGTGCCTAAAGGCTCAGAGTTAGAAGTTAAATACGACGAGGAAATCGGACAGATTGTTTATTATAACAAAGTAGGGGGAGAGCCCCATTGGGAAGTTCCCCCAAGTCCGCCTACTTATCTTTGGACGGAGTTAGACAGGATCCGCCGAGATATGGAAGATATCTCTGCCGTCCATGACGCTACAAAGTTTAGTCAATCAGATACCAGGAGCGGAAAAGCGATTGAGAATTTAGACGACTTAGACAATAACGCTTTGAGCCCGATTCTCATTGGCATAGAGCAAAAACTTTCCTTCTTCGCTGAAACTGTATTGGATATTATCGAAGCAAAATATGTTGAGCCGAGGTTATTGGCGATTACAGGGGATCAGGAAGAAGCTGATGTTAAGACTTTTAAAGGAGAGCAAGTTATTGGCAACCGGCGCGTCAAAGTTAATATTGGAACCGGTATGCCGTTGAATAAATCTGATCGTCAAGCCTTTATTATGATGTTGGCAGAGAAAGGATTTATTGATAAAGCCAAGGCTTTAGAGTTAATGGAGTTTGGCGACTTATCCGGATTGTATAACTCGATTGACGAACAGGCTCAAAAAATGGAAACTTCGGATATGCTTAACGGCACGCCCAGGGAACCTAACGAGTGGGATAATCATAATGTTCATATTTACACAATAGAAAAGTTTATGAAGGGCGATAAATTTAGAATGGTTGATCCACAGATTCAGCAGATACTTTTACAGCATAGATCGATACACCAGAAGTTTTTAAGGGCGGAAATGCAAGCAGCCGCTAATATGCAACCTGGCGCACCGGATCAGGCACCACAGGCACCGGCACCAGGACAATAACAGTAATATCCGGCCAAGCGTAAGGCAGCCGGACAACCAAAGGGGGAGAATATGGCAGGCGAAGAGAAAATTGTTGAAGAGAAGACAGGGTTAGAGAATATCGAGGACGCTTTAAATGTTGAAGAGAAAGCGCCTGAGGAAATTATTGACGAGAATAAAGAAGAAAAAGTTGAAGAAAAAACTCCGGAGCAGATTGAAGAAGAAAGAATTGCAGCCGAAGAGAAAGCCAAGAAGGACGCAGAAGACGCAGAGTTTGATTTAGGTTTAGACGAGGACGGAAAAACTCCGCTTAAATTAAAGAGAAGCCAAATTTTAGAGTTTCGCAAGAATCAAATGTTAAACGCGGATTACACTAAGAAAACCCAGGAGTTAGCGGCCGAGAAAGCTAATCTTAAAGAGCTGATTGATATAGTAGAGTTTTTAAAGAAGAATCCGGCTAAGGCCGAGAAGATTATTAAGATTCTTGAAGAGAAGGCGGAAGCAGCCGCAGAAGTAAAAGTTGATTTAAAAAAGTCAATGGAAGAAATTGAAGCAACGCTTAAAGATCTTCCGGAAGACGATCCCTATGCCAAAGTTTTAAGGGGTCAAAAAGTTATGCTCCAAGAGGCTATGAGGGTCAATCAGGAATTAACGGCGAAATTAGATAAGATTACAAACGGCCAAAAGTCAGAAGAACAGAGCAAGCTCGACGCGGAATGTCATCAAACCTTAACCGAGGTAATGACTACCAAGCAGAAAGCACTCAAGTTCATTGACGAGAAAGAAGCCGAGTATTGGAAGAGAAGCGCCTTGACTTACTTAGTCAATAATCCCAAGGAATACGACACAATGACTAAAGAGCAATTTGTGGAGTATTTCAATAAGATTGGCGACAAAGTTTATGCGGAGATTGTCCAGTTGGGAGAAGGACGCGTAAATGAGTATATCAAGAAGAAAGGTGGAGCGAGCCTTATACCTGGATCAAACGGAGCAGCTTTGCCAGCAGATAAGGATAAGAAGCCACTTACCCAGGACAATCTACAGGAAGGTTTAGAAAGCGCATTACAGGCAGAAGAGGATAAAGAAAGCTAACCAAAAAGAAAGGATACGACCATGGCTCTACAGATTAGTAATATTGCGGCGGTATTAAAAAAGGTAATTGTGCCGGTAATACAAAACCAATTACCAAAGGAAAGTGTGTTTTTTGATAAAGTAAAAAAGAATAGCGGTATAACGATATCCAATAACCAGATTTATATTGCCGCGCGCACCGGACGGCATAGTGGTATCTATACCGTAGCAGAGGGAACGGAACCCTATTCTGGTAAGGCAAAGTATTTGCAACCTTATACCTCGATCAAATATGCCTTCGGAACATTGGAGCTATCGGATCAGGTTTTGGAAGCAGCCGGACAGAGCAATCAGAGCGTCAAAGCAATCGCTTCAATTTTGAATACGGAGATTACTGCCCTAAAAGAAGATTTTAGGAAAGATATCAACCGGCAAATGATGGGCGACGGCAACGGCGTTTTGTGTTTAGCCAATGGATCCGGAGTAGCCTCAACAGCTTTGGTGGTTGATACTAACCCGAACGGCGGCGACGCAAGCGAATACCTGGCGGAAGGTATGTATATCGTAGTTGATACAAATAGCGCGGTTGCGATTACTTCCGTAGATTCAGCAACCGGTATCACATTAGCAAGTGCAATATCCTGGCCGGATAACTCCAAGATTACAAAATTTGGAGCAGCCGAGATTATGGGATTGAATGGTATTATTGACGACGGCACCAATGTTGCTACCATTCAAAATATGCTCCGTTCCAGCTATCCGTTTGCTAACGCAAATGTAGATCATAACAGCGAAACTTTAACTGAGGCTGATATGATTGCGCAGTATCTTAAAGCCAAGAGATACGGCGGAACCAAAACCATATTTACAGGCCCTACGCTGTTCCAGGTTTACGGCTCTTTGCTTACTTCAATGAAGAGAACCGCAGATCTGAAAGAAGTTTTGACCGGTGGTTGGAAGGGTTTGGAGTTTATGGACGGCGTGGGTGTCATGCTTGATTTCGACACATGGAGCGGCTG